GACTTTTTCTTGGACGCTAAGGAATTCTTTGACATTACACCCGTGTGGACCCTTACTTCCGAATATATACCAGGTGATGAAGATGATCCTCTATGCATATTATCAGCGGGGACTGAAGATACTGTAGATATTACTTTTTCTGCAGAAGATCTCCCTACAGAAGACATTATTTACTACCCTTCTGATACTCCGGAAGAAGAGACTATATATTATCCAGTCACGCCGGTGTGGCCACAGGCTCAAAAAACAGTTCCGCCTGAAGAACTCAATTGTGATGATGAATGTGATAAGGATAATTTAACTTATTAAATATTCCCCATAGCGGCTTCAACCTTAAGATCGTGCTTCATGGAATGAAATCTTTCTTGAATATATTTCTGAAACGCTAAAGGCTTAATCCAATTATCAGTATCCTCATCCTCATTTTTTTTACCCACCACCTCAAGCGCTTCGATTAAGCAAGCCCATCTTACAAATTCATTAAACTCCATTTTTTTTGTTGTTCCGTCTTTTAAATTAAATTTAAATTTCTTCATATATTATAAATTATATTATAGTTCCGTTCCTTTAGTATACTCTTGAGTAATAGAAACGTCCTCTACTTTTACTTCTGCTTCTGCTTCTGTATTTTTGTCAAAATCATATCCTACATTTAAAGGCGTTGTTAATAAAGTTGGAGTAAGTGATATATCAATTCTAAATTGGTTGCTACATTTTTCACATGTATATCCATTTTCTAAACCTATAAAGATATTATCAGTATATACAAAATTTCCACAAGGACACGGGATTGAAGTTTCGCTAAGGGATAACAGCTGCTCTAGTTCATTTTCAAATTCCGCTGTTAAAGTTGTATTTTTACTGATTTTGAAAGAGGAATAAACAAATGCAATGACAAACTGTATAATAAAAGCTAAAACTGTTGCTTCCCAAAAGCCGAAAAATTTACTAAGAGAATATCCAAATGCTAAAGCGATTATACCGGCAATCAAAAAGGATCGAACAAAGATCATATACCTATTTTAGCCAGATCCTCAGGAATATCAAGTATAAGTTCGTTTATCTGATCAATTTTTGATATCGTATTTGATAACGCGGCTTTATTTATTTCTTCATTATTAGAGGCGGTTACTAACATTGTCCTTAATTCTGCTAAAGAAACAAACGTATCTCCTAATACTTCATTAATGCGTTCTAATTCATACGGTAAAATAGGGGGAGCCTTTTGAAATTTTTCATCATCTTTGTATTTGATGATTTGATCTACTACAGGCATGTGAAATTGTATGGGATTGTCCTCTGGACCTATACTATACGGAAATTTTCCATCGTTCATTACTTAATTATTTATGCTCTAGACTAAATAATTTTATGGCCAAATTCGAAAACAAATTTTTTAAGGTTCTTAAGGAGCAAGATGAAGAAAGAGAAGCGTTTGAAGCGTCTCTAGAAGATGACACCGATGTAGGTGAATTTGATGTAGATGTTGAAGTTGATGAGACAGTTGTTGAAGATGATCCAAATGTTAAAGCCGCGGTAGCGGTAGAAGAACGTAATGCTGCTATGAGAGCTACTCTAAAAGGATGGATCGATGAAATTGACGGCTTTTTACAATATCTAAATGGTGAGGCTCCTGATTCAATACAAACATTACTGGCTAACTCAGAGCCAGATACTATTTTTGATAGGATGAAGGCATCAGAACAAAGAAAAATTGCTCGTGTTGCTACAGAACTTGCAGCACTTAATGAGTCCTTTAAAGGCTATATTGCCCAAACTGGTAATGCTCAATTTAAATACGTCTGATTTCGATATTTTTTAATTTCAGATAACCTCACAATACCTTCGAGCCCCTCGAAGGTATTTTTTTGTATAAAGTCCCATTTAATTTCATCCACCTTACATGTAATGGCAATATCATTAAAATCTTTGAACTTTTTCCCAAATTTCTCCGGCCACAAAAACACACGTTCTCCCTGTTGCAACAAAGTCTCGGACTTTACTAAGGATGCTTGGTCAACCCACTGAGAATCAAGGATCCACACGGGATTATACCATTTTAGAACACTATCAACCTGTTGTTGTTGTCTACTAGTAAGTGATCGTCCTCGTTCAGTAATTCCGGCGACTGCTACTGAGTTCTTAGTAAAAAATGCATTAAGGGGTCCTTCAAATATGTAAACGTTTTCATGGTCACTACTTACTTTATCGACATTAAACAATGTTTTTTCAGCATTTACTCTTCCAAGATATTTTGGTTTGGTTTTTTTATCCCTATTTAAGAGAGTTCGACTTTGATAAAATTCAATATCCTTATTTTCATTAACAAAAGGAACTATTAGTCTATTTTTATGAACTTTATCAACAAATGACAAATATAAGCTATCCGGCCTATTTACCGCGGTATCTAAACGTCTATTCTTAACAGTTTGTAAGGCTGTTCTTAAAACATCATTACCTTTATAAAAATCTAATTGCGTACTATCAGATAAATTAATACTATCCTTTGGAAGCGTTTCAGTAGTGTATTTTTTTACCTCTAGCTCTACATCTACTGTTTCTATATCCGGAACATGCTCCTTTAGTTCCTTAATTACATCAGCATCACTAACACCAGATATTTCCTTTATCCATTTTAGTGGCTTACTCGACCAACCACAGTTATGACAAAATATATTGTCATTTTTAGGAATATAATAACAGCGCCTCTTCTTACCTAGGGACCGGCCCTCTTTGCAAATCGGACAACTGCACTGATATACGTTGTTAAATTTGTTATACTTTGGATAATACCCTAGTTCATAAAACTTAAGTATAACAAAGTCTTCAGGCAAAGAGATCATCTAATTTATTATACAGAGACTTCATAAAAAATATACTATACCACTGTTCTTTATTATCGAGAATTTTTTTAAACGAATATTCTTCACAAAACGCTAGAAATACCTTATAGTCCGAGTTAACTGTTTTGGCGAGTTGTTGCTTGTAATAGTCATCTTCTGATTTAATACTTTTATACTTATCCAAAGAGAAAATTTCCATATTTCTCTCAAAAATTTCCGTTTCCTCTGCGGTAAGATCAATATCATTGTTTAGATAATTCTTAACTTTTACTTTACCAAACCCTGGTATACCGGGAACATTGTCTGATTTATCACCGGTTAAACATTTAGCGGTAAACCACTCTGGAACATTTTTATAACCTGTACTCTCTTCGAAATTTGAATGCTCAAAGAATATTTTTCTTATAGGGTCATATAAAGTAACATCTTCATTTATTAGCTGTATAAAATCTCTATCTACAGAAACAATTACTTTTTTACCTTCGTCCTCTTTACAGATATATGCAACAATATCATCCGCCTCTAGCCGGCTAGGGAAAATAGAATTAATCCCCATAGATAGTAATATCGATTTAATTACTTCATTGTTTTCATGTGGGGACAGGTCTTTAGATCTGTTACCCTTATAAGCTTCAAACACCTTTTTGCGCTCATTTACCTTATACTCCTTTTTTTCATCCCATACAATAATTGTCTTACTAGGAACAAACTGCTTAACATATGAATTGACAGCATTAAGTGTAAAAAGAATATGAAAATTACTTACTTGACTCGGGGTGTTAGTCTGTGTTCTCTTCGATTGCTGTTTCGCTGTATGAAACGTTCGGTGTATTAAATTGTTTCCGTCTATTACCAGAGTTTTCATTTTTAAAGTATTGAGCTGCGGATACTTTAAAGACCTTCCGAGGCAGCTGCTCTACATACTTTATTATATCAACGTTCCTCGCATGTGCAAATGTATCAAAGGGTACTTTTACATTTTCCATGGTAGGAATAGATAAACAACCTATAGAGTCTTCATTAGGCTCTACAATAATAAACATTTGACCGGCATAATCACCGGTCTGTACAGCGTACACTTGTCTCTTAGAATATTTCATTAGGTCCGGTTGAGGGTCCACCGCCACCCTTTATGTATTGAACTTCACTAGCAAAATACCTAAGAAGAAAAGAATTTAAAGCCTCTACTTGTTGCTCCGTTAAAGCTGATTTCATATCAATATGGTTTCCGGAAAAGTCATACCCTAAAAGAATATAGCTATCTAAATATTCGCTAAGAATAGAAGCTAGTCTTTTTGCTAATGCTTCTCTTGATTTAAATTCCTTTTTAACTTCAAGACTTTGCTTAAGAGCTTGCTCAATTAATTCTTTTAGCTCATCATCATTTTCTGGTAAATGTTGATTATCTTCTGACATATTATTATTTAGTCAAAAAATTACTGTCTGCTTTTTGATTAACGTTATTATTAAGTAATCTCTGTATTACAACTTCTATAGAATCGGTTTTTAAGCTAAAATTACCCTTAAAATTTTGATTACCATCATTAAAACTAAACAAATACTCACCCATAAAGGGGGTATTTTCAAAACAAGTAATATAAACAGATGAACCTGCAGGGTCTACTAATACAGTCCACTTACGCGGATCATTCTTATTGTACTTATCAAAAATTCTTAATGTAACAAACCCGTTATCTTTTAATCTTTTAACAAAGTAACCTGCTGTCTTTAATTTATTCTTTTTATGTATATCTGTCATTGAGTAAGAGCTGAAATTATATACTTTAATTTAATATTGTCTTGCATAATATCAAATACAACAACCCCGTACTCGGTATTAATTTTTACATTAAAACTATCATTAATGATTGATAGCAGTCTTATATTATCAAAATTTACTGGAGTTGGCTCTAAATCAAACTTAGCATCACCAATACATAAGGTAAAATTATCGGTGTTATGTCTAGATCGATCGGTCAATTCAGCCATTAGCTTTCCATTTTCCGTATAAAAATATATTTTATTTGTTTCAGATGTAAAGGTACTCCCTTTAAAGATTTGTTGTAGTGTACTTTTATCTAAAGTAAATTCAAGATCATATGTAAACTGATTAATTTTATCTAAATTAATACTTGGCTTAGCTAAGAATCCTTCTTCAAACAAATGATATTTAAACTTTATATCACTTCCTCTATACTCAATATTATTTGCGTTAATGTGTAGATCAATACCAGTACCTTCTACTGTATCTAGAACCCGATACAATTTTTTAACATCTGGAATATTTAACGTATCTTCGAGCTCTGATGCTGTATTATACTCTGAATAAAGAATAAGAGTATTATCGATGCTAGAAACTAAACTAGTAACTTTTTCTTTATCTACTTCTAAAATGACACTATCACTTATTTTTGAAGTAGCGTCTAAGAATTTTAAAAATTCACTTTTGTCGGTTACCTTTAGTTGCTTTTCCATTATCTAATTTTATATTAATTTCCTTTAAAAGCAAATGCTGCTCTTCTAATAATGCAATTAATTTATCAATTTTAGATGGCTCAGAAAAATCAAACTCAAACTGATTAGTGTTGTCTTGGGTTACAGTAGTCGTAGCTGCGGCTAATTCTTGTTGAGCTTGTTCAACACTGACCGGCGCGGGTGGTGTATAGATCTGTGGCTCGGCTGGCGTGGCATCCGGCTCCTGTACAGGAGCCGGTGCCGGCGCGTTTTGTTGCTGTGGCTGAGCAGGTGTTTTTAATACCTCCTCAAATTGTTGCTTAAGGATATGTGATTGAGGTGATAGTTGTTGTGATTGACCAACAATCATTTGATCCTGTTTATGCGCGTGACCATATGTCTGGCCCATAAACTGCAGGAGCGCTGCTTTTTCTTGCTCAGTCATTTTTAGAGGTCTTTAAGAAGATCATCAATATCATCATCTACACTACCACTGTCTGTAGTTGCTGTCGCTAGCTCAGGTTCTGGCTCTGTTGGCGTAGTCTCACTGACTTCCGGGGTTGTATTATCAACAGCAGGGCTATCTTCTGTTTTACAATAAAAATGTTCGTTAAGCATCTCTTTAAGCTCATCAAAAGTCTTTAAAGTAAACACTTCACTTAAATTAAACACATTATCATATAGATCCTTTTGTTCGTCTTCTGAAAGATCAATCTTACCAGCTGTAGTAAACCTAGAAGAAACATAAGTTGGATAATCTCCCTGTTGCTCGACCTTAATCTTAAAGCTTACACCCTCTGATCCAAGATCGAAGATACGAGCACCAAACTCTTCTGCATCTTCTCCTTCAATAGCTTCAGTAATAATCTTTTGAAGCTGCTTACCATAACGAAGAAGTTTTACTTTCCCGTTATTTTCTGGATTGGAAGGGTCGTCTATGACATACACATTAACCAACCACTTCTCTAATCGACGGACAGCACTCATTTTTTCTTTTTCTTCTTCTGTACCTGTCCTAAGAACACGGAAGCGCTCTTCTGCAATTGGATCCCTGTCACCAAACGTTTGTGGACTTAAAGTTTGAACATATTGTCCTGTTGCATAGGACACCCACCCATGATTGTAATAGTGAAAAAAGGTCTTACCAGGATCTTTAGCATATGGCAATAATCTTACGGTATAAGTATTACCTGGTTTTGTCTGCATAATCTCGTTAAAAGTTGCTGACCCTTTATTATCGGAACTCGCAAGAGCATCCTTAATTGATTGAAACATTGATGTATTAAACGCACTCATACATCAATTATATAAACTGGGGACAATAATTCAACAGTTTTTTATCTATAACTTAATATTCGAATTAGCGTTTAGGAACTTAGTTATATATTTTGATTTGGTTATAGATGGTTCAAAATCTATAAACAGTTTAACTACATCAAAATTGGTTTCTATAGTTAGAAGTTCCTTTAATATATCTCTTAATTTTTTCTCCTGTAATACTAAAATAAAAATATTTTGAAGAGAAAGTTTTTTACCTTTTAAAAGTGAGCAGAACGTACAAAAGCAAAGCAATAAATGTTCAGATTCATCCTTTATTACCGCTTTGGAAGGATTTGGAGATATATTGCTTATTCGCATGGTAAAAATGTTTTTGTTAAATTTGCGAATTGTTCAGTAAGAGCTCCTCCACCGGCTGCGGCATACCCTCCACCGTTGCACAAATTTTTAGCCAATATACTCACATCTACATTACATCCCTTACGTCTTCTAAATGAAACTGTCTTAGCTTTTGTATTTACAATTATACCTATATGTACATTGTGTTTGTTAATTAAAAAATGAGCTACTTCATTAATTGCATAATCTCCAAATGTTGCAATAACGTCATAAGTTTTAATTTTACCTTTAAATACCTGAGCATTTTGTACCTGCTCTTTAAATTTTTTAAAGTATAGCTTTATAGAATTCTTTTCTAATATAGTATACTCTCTAAATCCGTCAAAAAATGAATCTATAAATTTTTCAGCTTTAGGATTATTTAGATTACGGTGTATAGCATTTAATTTCAAAGCATCGACATTTTGAATATTATAACAATCGTAATCGTTAATATTAATAATTAATTGCTTTTGTTTATCGGTTAAATTAAGAGCAGTTTTAAATTTTTCATAAACTAGACTGGTACATGAAGTAAATTCCTCTACAACAGCTTTAGCATTCTTATATAAATGTTTATTTTTTACATGTTGAACATGATGGTCAATAACAACTACATTTTTCTTATCAATTACCTCAATAACGTCTGGTGGTAGGTCGAGATCAAGAATAAAGACCTTATCATAATAATCAAGAGTTTCAAGTACGCCTTTAAATTTACCTGATATAGTAGATTCAGTAACCTCGTTAATACGAAATACTTTAGCCTTTTTGTTATATAGCCATTTTAGAACTAGTGCTGCTCCAGCGCCGTCTAAATCACTATCAGTCCATACTAATATATTCACCTACTCCTATTTATAAGGAACTTTTTATGTTGCAAGCCCTGCTAGCATATTGAGAGTATCATCCATACCCTCATCTATTTCAACATCGTCAGCTTGCTCAATTGTTAGAGTTGAATAATCAATTCTCATCGCTTGAGTTATTCCTCTTGGACCATATCGATTTTTCATCATACCTAACCGTATAATACCAATACCTCTATCTTCCTCGTTTTGAAAAATAGAAATAATAGCATCAGCAGTTGCTGCTAACCCAATAGATTCTGAAATAGTTGCTAAGTCGGGATTGTCTGTGTCAAATCCTGCTCTATTTAACTGTGTAGCTGAAATAATAGGACAATTAAACAAGTAGCTCATTGCACGTACTTGCTCAGTTACATGCTTAATACGCTCATATGAGTTATTACCTATAGTGGAGTGCATTAAGTTGAGATAATCTAATACAATTGCATCAATCTTAATGCCTTGTTCCTCAAATTTCTTAATAAACGCTTTTAGTTGATTAGCTGTAATAGTAGCAGGGGGAAACTCTTTGATAAAAATTTTACCTCCTTGATCTTTCATGGCTTGTTTAATACTTGGGGTATTATCAGCCAACTCTTTCATTGGAATTTTTGTAACATTACTACAAAGTCGTCTAGCGTATAACAACTCAGACATCTCTAACGTAACTAATAAAACATTTTTTCCATCTTCAGCCATATTACTGGCAATATTACCGAGAAAAATCGACTTACCAATATTAGTTTCACCTGCAAATACATATAGAGCTTTTCCAGCTTCTAAAAATCCGCCACCTAAACTATTATCTAACCATTCCCATTTACTAGGGACATATCTTTCAACAGAGTTAAGATCGTCAATAAGCTTATCAACATCACTATATAATTCTAGTCCTAGATCAGTTACTAGGTTAATGTTGCATGATTTTTCAAATTTATCTAAAACAACTGACGTATCTACTTTACCACTTGACACATCCTCAGCTACATTAAGCATTGTATGATATACAGCCTTCTCTTTAAGAAACTGTTCTGTATTATCGTAAAGTTCTTCTTTATCTAAGACTTTATCAATTTCATTAAATGATTTGACTAGGTCTTTAAAAGATTTCTTTTGCTCATCGGATACTAAATATGACTTAATTTCTGTAGCTGTTGGTAACTTATTTCGCTTTTCAGTAAAGTCTTTTATTATATCAAAAATACTAGCAATTGCTTTATCCTTAAAATATTCGGGCTTAACAAAGTCAGCAATAGAAGCAAGGTACCCACTATCCGTAAGAGACTTATAAATAAGAATATTTTCGAAATAATCTAAGTCTAACTTACCCACGCCTTATAATATATTATTTTATTTTGATTTCCACTTATTAAGAAACCACTCTTGTCCTTTATTAAACTCTTCTGTAAAGGATTCTAGACCCGGAGAATTATGTGTGATTAAAATATCACCAACACCTACTTTAAAGTCGGCTTTATGGCATTGCATAGAATAATCTAAATCGTAAAAGTGCCATTTTGCTGGGCAGGTTTCATCGAAACGGATTTTTTCAAATACCTTTCTTTTAATTGCAAGAAGTACCCCGTCTAACAACACCACTCTTTTAGGATACGGGCCGAATGCAGTCATGTGTTTATTGTCTTCAGTACCATGAGCTACTGCACCAAATAAATTACCGGAGCCAAAGCCGCCGCCTAATAAATGCCATAGAGCTGGTGGTTGTAGTTTTACTTCTGTTGTACCAGCACAACCCACAACATCAAATTTTTTAAAAAGCCGGTCTAATCTCTCTTCTGAAAAATTTTCTAATATAACATCATCATGAACTAGCACTAAATTGTCGACATTTTCTTCTATTGCAAAGTCAATAGCTTTATTATATGTTTTTGATAAAGACTCTTTGTTATTTTCCTTTATAAACGTATATGCGTATTGCTCCATATACCCTGACTTAGTAGTATATAAAAGGGACTCCTCCTTTTTCCCTGATGTTGCAGAAAATATAAATGTTTTAATCATACAAATGCAAATGGTGAATTATATTCAAATGTTCCAACTTTATTCCATCGTTTTGTTTTTTTGTTTAATTTCATTATTACGCCTTCCGGAAGCTCTTTATAGCCAACACCGGGCATTGTAGAATAATTCCCCTTATTATTGTAATGGAGCAATGATCCAGACCTAGCTATATAAATTTCATTTGTAAAACAGTGTAACATGCTTAAGGCGTATGTACCTTTTAAAAGCTGTAATGATTGCTTAATAATTGCGACTGGATCTTTATTTGAACGAGTAAATTTTTCAAGCAATTCTACTATTACAGCAGTATCAACAGGATTTTCTAGGAACTTGGCCTCCTTCCTTCTTAATTTTTTGTCGTTTGTTAGTACACCGTTATGGCTAACTAACCATGCCATAGATTCAAATGGATGAGATGTATTATATGTCCATTTTCTGTTAGCTGAAGTAGGTGCTTGTACATGTCCGAGTAGATACTCTATATTATCTTTACCCGCATAATTAAATTTATCAAAATCTATACTACCTTCTTGCTTAGCAACAAATTGATCTTCATCCGCTAAACATACAACGCTACTTGCAAAATTACCTCGCTGTTTATTGGCTTCGTATAAGACTTCAAACATAGTTTTGTCAAATGATCCAAAAATAGCGCACATAATAATTTAGTATACAGTATGTCAGGGGTAAATCTATACATTTTAGCCCCTATGATATAAATATATTATATGGGTTCCTTTGATTATAACGATAATTATAGCAGTTTTGATAGTTTATTAGAAAGATGCGAGGTTTTTACAGAAGGTGGTAAGGGTCTTGGAGGCTATTACTCTGGTTTTGGTAAAAACTTAACAGGGAGACTACGAGACGTGGGATCAACAGCAGTTCCTAGAGACTCACGTAAATTTGTTGTGCATGTGTTATATACGCAACTCGATCCTAAAATTATTACAGACGAAGACCTGACTGAATTAGAGAGCGCTGGTCCTGAGGCAGGATCCAGATATAATCTCACTTTACAGAAAATTTTAGATATTCATAAAGATGAAATTACTAAAAGAGCAGATGAAATTGGGCAAGTAATAGAAGATAGGTTTCCAGCGTTGGCAAATGAAATTTTAGGTAGAGGACCACAAAGGATACAGGGTAATATAGATGCAAGAAAAGCAAGATTACATGCTAAAGAGATAGCTAATGATATTAAGCAGGGTGAAGATATTGATGATAGTATAGACGACGCTCTAGATGGTGTTTTGGTACAAGCTGCTATTAACAAGGTCTTAACTAACATACAAACAAACTTAGGTGAGCCTGGACTAGATATAGAAGAGGAAGCGTTACAGGAAGTAGTGGATTACGCTGAAAGAATTCAGACCGTTGATCAGCTATCAGATTTTGTTAGACAAATTGCCAAGGAACCAGGGTATCAAAAAATAGCATTATATCTTTCTGCGGTAGTGAAGCCTCTACGTGGAAATAAACCTGAAGAAGATTTTGAAGAAGATGAATCAGCTCCTTATAGGAGTATGTATGAGCCCGGTGATTCAGGAAATGCATATGCTGAGGGAGAATCTGAAGCACAATCAACCGAAATAGAGGATGAGGAAGAGGTAATTAGTCGGGAGGGCTTAAATAATAATATGCGGAAAAGAAGATTGCTTTTTGAAAAGAAGAAAAATTGGATGAAGGGCGCTGTTAAGAAGCCCGGTGCGTTAAATGCTGCAGCAAAATCAGCTGGTGAGAGTAAATCAGAATATTGTGCTTCACCACCATCAGGTAAGGCGGAAAAGCGCTGTAATCTTTGGAAAACATTTAACAAGCATAGGCCTGAAGATGAAGAGGATACTGAAAAAGAGAGAAGGTATGAAGATCGTTGGGGTAAAGATCTAGACGACGAAAGGGACCGGAGAGGCAGTTCGAGTGCAGGTGAATACTCTGATGTAGATAAAGATGATTTTTGTGGCCCAGCTGGCGGTGCAGCTCCTGGAACATACCCTGTTAATTCAGAAAAAAGAGCAAGAGCAGCATTATCATATGCACACAATGCGCCTGATCCAGAAGGTATTAAGAGATGTGTATATAGAAAAGCTAAAGAGCATGGTTGGTTTGACGAGGAAGATGAAGAGGATGTTGATAAGCGTGAAAAAAACTCTACATGGGGGCACGGTGGTGTAGTTGATCAATTAGAAAATGTTCTTGCTATTTACAAAAACCGCTTAATTGAATTGACGCCCGGTCACCCTGATGAGGATAAATTCGAAGAAATTATTAAAAAAGCTAATAAGCTTAGAGAAGAAATACAAGTATTTCAAAGCGATACGGTCGCGAGAGCCCGTCATGGTCAACCTAAAACAACTCCAATGTTCTTAGCTGGGCTGTTTTTAAATCAGTTAAAAGACGAAACTGGTGAAAAGTTTGGCTATAAAGAGCGCGGAGATCTCCAACAGGGTCCAATGCTGGATTCCCATCAAACTGATACTTCAGGTTATCTGACTGAACAAGTAGCTAAAGATAAGCGCAATAAAATTAAGCCAAGGACTGAAAATCAGTCTTTTAAAGAGAGATATAAGCCAAACACGCACTGGCAGTTACAAGAGCTTAGGCGAAGAGGCCTCTAAGCGCACTCTTTACACTTATTCTCTTTATAAAGCTTGTCGAGCTTCTCCTGCTGTACATACTGGATGGGATCTTTATACCCTGCA